TAATGGCGCTGTGTATTGGATGTCTAATGAAGGTGGGTTTTTTATGTATGATGGTACTGTCAAGGCCTTACCGTGTTTAGTTGAAGATTTTGTGTTCACAACACAAAATGGAAATTTAGGTCTTAATTTTAATTCTTCTGATGTAATTTTTTCTTCACCAAATTCTTTATATACTGAAGTAAATTGGTTTTATCCAAAAGATGGATCAGAACAAATAGATAGATGTGTGACTTACAATTATCAAGAAAATGTTTGGACTACTTCATCTTTAGATAGAACTACTTATGCTGATCAAGGAGTCTTTACCAAACCTTATGCAACTGATTATGAATCAACAACTGCTCCAGTGTTTCCAGATATTTTAGGTATTACCAATTTATATGGAGCGTCTATCTACTACGCTCATGAAGTAGGAAATGATCAAGTTAATAGTTCAGGCAGAAGCTCAATTAATGCTTTTATTAGATCTGGAGATTTTGATATTGATGACGGTGAATTATTTATGTCTATGAGAAGATTTATGCCTGACTATAAATTCTTAGTGGGCAACTCTAAAGTAACGTTATTTATATCAGATTATCCTTCTGACGTTCAATCTGGTTCACCTTTAGGTCCCTTTACAATAACAACCACTACTGATAAAGTAGATACCAGAGCGAGAGGAAGACTACTATCTTTAAAAATAGAAAATGATGCTGCAGGAGAAACTTGGCGTTATGGTAGTTTTAGAATGGACGCTCAACCAGACGGAAGGAGATAGCATGCCACTTACTACAAAAGGTAAAAAAATAATGAAATCTATGAAAGATAGATACGGTAAGAAAAAAGGTAAGACTGTATTTTATGCATCAAAGAATAAAGGCAAAATAAAAGGTGTAGATAAAACTAAAAAATAATGGCTAAATTAACTAACTACATACCAGAACCAAGACAAGAATATGATGTTGAAAATCAAAGACAAATTATTGAGTCTATGACAACTATGAAACAACAACTTAATTTTTCTTTTCAAGAAGATTTAAAAAATGAACAAGACGCATTTAATTATTTTTTATCATGACAATACAATATAAAAACGCTAGTAAAATATTAGATGGGACAGGAATGACAACTGTTCTAACCATATCTACCTCAGCGATAGCTATTGTAAAATCTGTGTATGTATCAAATAATAGCACAGGAGCTGTGTTAGTTAATTGTGATTTAAGAGATTCATCGGCAACTACTGACATTGAATTTTTTAGAAAAGATATACCTGCTTCAAGTACCATAAATGCTGCAGAACAAGGCTTGAATTTAGAAGCAGGAGATGCTATAAAAGCGCAAGCAGAAACAGCAAATAAGTTAGAAGTTGTAGTTAGTTATGCTTTAATAAATAGAGAGAATGAAAACGGATAACGTGATAAAAATAGATTGTACTACTATAACAACTTATAGAAATACAAAAACAGGTGAAACGTCTACAGATAAAGTAGATGGTCCTAATATTGTAACTGACGTTACAGTACAGGTATCTCCGAAAGGTTTAGATTTAATGCAGAAAGTGATGAATAAACAAGATGAAAATAAGAAACCAAAAGCCTAAAGGCGGCACAGAATTACAACTTGAATTTTTAACCAAGTATGTAGAGAAAAATTTATTAGATAAGGTACAAATTTGTACTAGCGTTCCTGGTAAAGTTCCTATTGACCCAAATAAAGTAAATATACTTTGGCAAAAAAATTCATACGATCAACCTAATTTATATCCATGGTTTAAAAATAAAGCCAATCATAACATATATGATTGGTATGTTTTTAATTCACATTGGAATCATGAAAAATTTAGAATGATGTTTGGACTACCCGACTACAAATGTATTGTTATTAAGAACGGTATTGAATTAGTAAAAAAATCTAAACCTTATGAACAAGGTCAACCTATTAAGATAATACATCAAAATACTCCTTGGAGAGGATTGTCAGTATTATTAGGTGCAATGCAATTAATTAAAAATCCTTTAATTAGTTTAGATGTATATTCTTCTTGTGAAATATATGGCAAAGAATTTATGGAACAAAATGATCATAATTATAAAGCATTGTATGAACAAGCAGAACAACTACCTAATGTAAACTATATAGGATATAAACCAAATGAATATATTAGAGAACATATAAAAGATTATAGTATGTATGTATATCCAAGTATTTTTGAAGAAACTTCTTGTATATCTTTATTAGAATGTATGGCCGGAGGACTTTATTGTATTACTACAAATTATGGAGCTCTTTTTGAAACGGGTGCAGAATTTCCTATGTATATACCTTATGATAAAGATTATAAAAGATTAGCTGAAAAATTTGCTTACGGCATAGAAGCAGCAGCTAAAACTTTACATGAACCTACTATTCATAACCATTTAATTACACAATCAGCCTACACTCACTTATATTATGGATGGCCTAAACAAGCATCTTCATGGACTAGATTTTTACAAGGAGCTATTAATGCAAAAAAGTTATAAGGCCTCGAGCCAAAACAATGAGCCCATTTGGTTTAATCAAGACACTTCGACTAAAACCATAACTCCTAATGAGGATACTTATCAAACCATTAAAACAAATAAAGTTGAAGGAGAGGTAACAGAAATAAATATAGGAAATACCCCTACTCATAAAATTATGGTGTGTACTCCTTGTCATAGTGATGTAAGTATGCATTACTGTCAAGCCGTTTTAAAATTTCAACAAGAATGTTGGCACAAAAAAATACAGGTTAGTTTTACTTTACTTAAATCTTCTTTAGTTACACAAGGAAGAAATTTATGTGTATCTGAAATGTTAAATCATGAAGATAACTACACACATTTATTATTTATAGATTCGGATATTGATTTTAACGGGTCTACTATATTTAAAATGTTAGACTTAGATAAAGATATTATTTCTTGTCCTTACCCTATGAAGATGTTGAGTTGGGATAAAATGTGGAGAAGATACCATGAAAAGGTAGATGCTATTAAATCATTCGATGACTTAGCTAAATCTGGTTTTACCTTTCCTGTTAAAATAGAAGATCCTAATAACATTCAAAGTAATAAAGGATTAGTAGAGCTTTCACATGCACCAACTGGATGTATGTTAATTAAAAGAGAAGTATTAGAGAAAATGATTAGGGAGTATCCAGAATTAGAAATCTTTCAACCTACTATTATTAACGGTAAAGAAGAAAAGAAAACCAATATGTTTAACTTATTTGATACTTTACATGATCCTAAAACTAAACGTTATTTTGGAGAAGACTTTGGTTTCTGTCAACGATGGGCTGATATAGGTGGTAAAGTATATGGCTACATAAATGACTACATTACTCATGTAGGAGAGTATCAGTTTTGTGGTAGATTTAGAGATGATTTATGGCAAGGAAGTAGACCTGTCAAATCTGTTGACGAGCCTACAAAAATCAAATAAAGTATCCTATTTACAGGATTTCTACGCCTGCTTAACAGTATAAATATATTTAAATTATGGCGATATCTAGATCTTTAATGAACAGACAATTACAAGCAAACGGTGGCATTATGCAAGTCGCACCTAGGGAGAAATTTGGCCTAGGTAGTAAACTTAAAAAGTTTGTAAGAAAAATTATACCTAATGAAGTAGCAGAAATTGCTACTAAAGCTGCACCTTTTGTTGCACCTTTTAATCCATTACTTGCAGCAGGAATGTCGGGGATAGGTACCTTTGATAAGACAGGAAGTATTGGAGACTCTTTAAAAGCTGGTGGTATGAATTATGCACTAGGTCAAGGTGCTAGATATATTGGTGGTGGAGCTCAAAATTTACAAACAGGTTTTAATCCCTTTTCAGGATATGACGCTTCAGCAGGTTTAACCAGAGGACTTTTAACTAATCCGGTTAGTGATCAAGGTGGTCTTGGTAAGTTCTTTGCGAACCAAGGAACTCAAGGAGCTCAAGGTATTCAAGGGATAGGAACTGAAACTACAGGTGATGCAAATATAGCAGAAAAAATAGCTTCAAAAGGTAGAGCAAATTTATTACCAGGAGTAGGAGAAGGATCAATTGATTTAGCTACAGCGGGAGCTGATGGCATGGGAATAATACAAGACACTATTATAGATAAGTCTGTAGTAGCTAAAGAACCTGGATTTTTAAAAAATATGTTCGACGGAATAAGTAATCAAGACTATGGTAAAGTTGCTAAAACAATTGGAGATGGAGCTAAAAAATTTGGTAAGGCTATGTTTACAAATAAAGATGGTTCTATTGACAAAGCAGCAGTAATGGGAGCAGTAGCATTCGCTGGATCATACGCAGAAGCTAAAGCATTAGCAGCCGACGCTGGGGTAGAAATAACTCCAGAAGAATATGATGAATCTAGAAAAGCTGAAAAACAAGAAGAGTACGCAGGTTACTTAACTAACTTCTTTGGTGGTAAAAAAGATGGTGGCAGAATAGGATTTGAGTCTGGTGCTAACGAAATGATTAAAACACAATTACTAGAAGAGATTATGCCTGAGACAACTACAGAAGATTTTATAATTATAATGACAGAGGATGGTCCAGTAAGAGTTAAAAAAACAGATATGGAAGAAATGCCTGGAATGTTTAGAGATACTACTACAGGAGAAGGTTCTAATATGTTTACTAGAATAGAAGAAGCTGATGGTGGTAGAATAGGATTAGCTAGAGGATCTGAACCAGAAGAAGCAGAAGTGGGTATCATGACTATTGACGTTGAAGCAGGAGATGATGAAGACGAAGAAGATATGGATATGGATATGGCTATGGCTTTTCCTACAACAGTTTTTAGTAGTTCTGAAATATCTAGATTATTTAGGGACAGATCATTAACAACTAATTTAGATCGTAAACGACTATTTAAAGTATTAATGAATCCAGGTATGTTTCCGGAAGGTGAAAAAATGTTAATAAGAAATTTAAGAGGTAAAGCAGACGGCGGAAGAATAGGTTACAAAGGTGGTGCTAACAGAGTATCAGAATTGTTAATTTTAAGAGATGAGTTAATTGGTAAAGGTGAAGATGTATCCGACATTGAAGCAGAGATATTTCAACTAACAGGTAAAACATTTAAATCAGTGGGCGGTATAAGTGATGTACCCACAGGCAAGATAAGAAAAAATAATGCAGGTGTAACGGAGAGAGACTACAGAGATGAAGGTGGTTTTGTACCAGTCGGTATTAAAGAAAGAGCCGATGATGTACCCGCTATGTTATCTAAAAATGAATTTGTAATGACTGCCGATGCTGTACGTGGTATAGGTAATGGCAGCGTTGAAGAAGGATCTAAAAAATTATACAACACAATGAAAAAAGCAGAACAAGTAGGTAAAGCATAATGGCAACAGATTATACACAAACAGTAAGACGATCGCCTGCAATAGAAGCAGCACAAGAAAATTATATAGATTTATTAACGCAACAAGTTGGTAGAGCTCCTGGCTCGGCCGGTGTACCCACATTAGCGGAACTTGGACCACAGATTGCAGGTCAAAACGTTTTAACACAAGCTGCTCAACAACAAGCAGCAACACAAGCAGGACTAGGTCAATTAACTTTTGGAGCAGATGGGGATGTGACAGGTGTAGGTGTTGGAACAGGTGTTGCAGGTTATCAACCTTTCTTAGATCAAGCAGCAGCATATTCAGGCCC